CCTAAAATTCCTGAACTTCCGGATATTTCTAATTTTTGTCTTGAAATTGAATATAAACTTTTAGATACATTATTTTGTAATACATTAAAGTCTGAATGTAAAAAGTTATTAGTATTTGCTTGTTGGTAAGGAGATTGATTATTATTATATGGTGTTAAATCACGTAAATAAGGATTAAAATTACCTGTAGTAAAATAATTATTTATACTAAGTTGACTACCACTTAATTCACCTGTAAAGTATGCTGCTCTGCTACCCGATATACTGCTATAGTAATCATCATATATAGAAGTAAATATAGGTGCATTTATTTTGCCATCTTTTTCTAATTCATTAGTTGTATTGTTAATACGAGCATAAGACCATTTGTTTCTCTCTAATACAGGAGAGTTAATAGTAACCCCTGTTGAAAGACTAGTTCTTGCAGGAACATAATCTTCTAACATTTTAAATATTGAGTTATCAAAGAATTGAATTAAGCGGATAAATCCATTATAATCCATTAATGAACTTGTAAATCCAGGATATGAACCAGTGCCATCAACAAAGTATATTTTTCGTTGAGCATCTAAATCACTATATGAACCACTATATAATTGTTGAGGATCACCAATGTAATCATCTATTGACCAATTAGTATTAACCGAAGAAATAGATTTAGATATGTAAGTATCTATTTGTGTTTGAGGAGAAAATGATATATCAACATAATTATCATCTACTGTTCTAAAATTAGAAGAAGCAGTTGTATATTGCATTATACTAGAATATCGAGATAATACATTTCCAAAAGTACCAGATACACTTGCTGTTATATTATCTATTAATCTAACTTTATCATTATTATATCCTTTTAATAATCCTTCTGTAGTTGAACCACCAAATTCTTTTATATTTAATACGCTATTATTAATAGTACTTCCTGTTGGAGTATAATAAGAATTTGTTACAAATAATGAACTTGTAATTAATTTTCCACCAACATATGATCCTGAAAGATTATCTATTTTAGTGTAAAAATCTTGATTTGATATACCAAATGTAGAAAGCAATGTTCTTAAACCAGCAACAGTACCTTTACGTTGTAATAATAAAGGTAAGTTATGGTAAATGCGTTTGTATGATTCTGCTAATAAATCTTTTTTAGGAATATTATTTAAATAAGAACTTGTATAAGAAAAATCATTTAAAGAACCACTATATGAATAACTTCCTGTATTAGCACCACTTAAGTATTGAAGTATAGTATTATCTCCAAAACTATTAAATACGCTTATTCCTAAAGATTGTAATAAATTATATACAATATCTTTTGAAACACCAACATTTAAATTATTATTAGCTAAATTGATATCCGTTATTGATTTTATATATATCCATATATTATCAAAATATTGACCCATCATATTTAGGAAAACTAAATAATTGGCATTGTCCGGATCATCTACAACATAAGATGGTACTGAATATTTAAAATAATTTACATTATCTAAATCATAGTCTTCAGCATTTAGTGTAATATTATTATACCAAGTAACAGCTTGTGATGCTGTTGAAGGATATAAAACATAAGGTTTATTAGGACTTTGTTTTGGGAATGGAGTGATTCCATATTGTAAAGAAGACGTTAAAGATCCTGAATTAAAATATAGATAATTTTCAAATCCATCAAAATTAATTATAGTGTTATTTATACTAGAGGAATATGAGTTTATTTCAGATTGTAAACTACTAGTAGTTGATATGTAAGGAGTGTAATAATTTATAAAGTTATTACCTGTTTCAATTTGCTGAACTTTAGTAAAGAAATTTTGTATACGTGATAAGGCTGAACCGAATGTTACAAAGTTTCCAAAACCACCATTATCACCACCTTCTCCATCATAATTAATATTAATACTAATACTTTGAGATATATTTAAATTTAATAAAGAATTATCATTTAAATCTAATCCGTCTGCACTTTGATAAGCTGTATTGGTTGTATTAGAACCTCTTCTTTGTCTTCTATTTCTAAAATTAGGTCCTTTTAATTTTTTTATAGCAGGTGCAGCTAATATAGCATCTAAATTAATGTCAAAAATATATGGGGTAGAAACTTCTTCTACTACCCAAAATGATGTTTTTTCATTAACGATACTATCTAATTCATTATATAATTTAAATAATATTTCGTATCCAGTATCAACTTTATTTAAAACAATATTAGTAACTAATTCTTGAGTATTATTACCAAAGTTTAAAAGAAATGGATCAAAATAAGAAGATGAATTATAATAATTAATTAAAGCAAGAGAACCACTTTCAATTTGGTCGTCAGTTAAAATAACAGATCCTGCTCGTATTTCTGTTCTATCTGGGGAAATTTCTTTAACAAATAAAGAAGCTGATGGGAAACTTGATATTTTGTTTTTAAATATATTATATTGAACCTTAAATTCGCCTGATGAATATCCTAAATTTTCAAGATCCATTACAGGATCAATTTCAATAATAGGATATGATGATGTTGTTGATAAATTTGATACACTACCTACCTCAGCCCCTGTAGATGTTGTATTATTTATATTTAAATTAGAATTAACACCTGAATTTAAAGCAACATCACTTGGTAATTTATATTCGCGGTAATTATAGCTTGTTTCTAATAAGGTATTTCCTATATCATATACAAAATATTCTATATAATCGTTAGGAGCTCCAAAACTTTTTTGAATTTTTTTAGAAGTAATTAATCTTAAATCATCTGCAGTATAGCGTGATACTTGTGTTGTATTTAATATACTACCTACTATTTTTATATTCTCTGCCATTTAATTTATTACAGTTATTGATTAACTTGTTTTATAGAATTAACTGTAGTTTGGATATCTACTAGTTGTTGTCTTAATGAAGTAATTTCTTCTAACAACGCTTGTATGTCTGTATCATCTATTCTTACACCTAAAGTACCTGCTATTCTTTCTAATAATTGTCTTAAAATATCTGGTGGGATTAAATCATATAAAGAATTAAATAAAGCTAAAAAGTCTTCTAAAGTAAATGTTGGAACTGTTCCTTCAGTTCCATTTAATCCATTAGCTGGGGCTAGCTGGTTAAATTGAGTATTAATAACTTTATTAAAAGCATCTTTATCAAATACTGTTTTCTCTATTGGTATACGAGACATTATCTTATAACTTTAAAATAGTAATTATTATCAGATATAACTGTCTCACCATTTGATAATTCAGTTTTAAATAATAATTTATAGTAGCGTTCAGGTTGTAATCCATTCATATATACATCAAAATAACTACTACTATGATCACAGCTAATTTTAGTGTATGTTGAATCATAATCTACGACAATTTCTTCGGTATCCAAATCTTTTATTGACCAATATGAAGAAGAGGGTAAATATTTATTATTTAAATATACAGATGTGGTTTGGAATGCTCTAGCTGGGAATTTATCTCTTACATTTACTCTAAAACGTTGAGATGAGTCTTGTTGGAATTCGCCTTTATTATTACCTAATGAAGGAATAAACTCACTAGAACTAATAACTAATGATGCTGATAAAGGACTAAATATAAAATCATTCCATCTAATTTCTAGACATGGAGGATATATTGTATGAGTATTGCCTGAAAAATATTTTGTTTCGAATTTAGATTGTGTTGTAAATTCTATAGATGAAGAATGTTTTAAAATAAAACCATAATTAGGTATAGCATTAACATAACTTGCACTTACAATATTTGTTACTTTTAATTCAATATCTTTAGAAGTAGAATTTGTAAATGATTGTGTTGATTGATAATAATTAGAACCACTTGTATTCCATGTACCACCACCAGACACAGCTGCACTTCCACTTCTAAATGATCCTGTTACATTTGATGGATAAGCACCACTAATCCAAACACTACCACTTATTTGATCTTTAAATTGCCAACTTACTCCATCTGTTGTAATGGGTACATTACCTAATCTACCTGTACCTTGATTCCAATCAGCAGCTATAGGATGAGCAAATATAGTATAGTTTAAGGGTATGGATGAAGCGTTAGCTAAATATAACTTTAAGTACACATCAAAATCCTTATTCTTTACTTTATCAGCAAAAGTGCCGCTTATTTGAGCAGAAGGAAATTTAATTAAAGCACGTGATACTTCATCAGTGCTATTAATTGAATAGAAAGTACTAATCTCTAATATTTCATCTAACCCAGTATTTAATGTTGGGTAAAATGAATATATAGTAGCACTCTTTTCGGGAAATATTTTATAAATTGCCATAATTAGTAATTACTATATATAAATATGTTAACTACCAAACTATCTTACGCTAATAATGCGTAATATTCTTTAAAGTGTTTGATACGATCTGGTAAACCTATTGTACCGCCGTTAACACGTTTAGTAATAGATGTAACAACGGCGTCAGTTGCGCCACCATCTGCTAATTTGTGTAAACCATTTTTATTAAAGAACCAAGCAGCGGATGCTAATGGATATTTTGTTGCAACTAAATCAGGAGTAGCAGATAAATCTTCACTAATTGATTTACCAAAAGCAACATAATTATCTTTACCTGTTAATTGTATAAAACCACGTCCGTGGAATTTCCAACCATCACCAGATGTTTTATCACCATTACCCATTCTGCTAGCGTAAACTACATTAGCAATTTTTTCCGGCTTACGTTCGTATGCTAAAGCAGTTGCTTCATCAGGGAAATATTTTTTAAATATACCCATTAAACCTTTAGCTCCATAGTTTAAATTTTCTTGTACTAATTTAAAACCACCTGATTCGTGACCACACTGTGCTAAAAAGTGTGCTAATCTTAATGGAGTATTAATTTCAAATTTACCCTGGATACCAGGAATTTGAGCAATTACTGTGTCAGGAACGTGTCCTTTTAATTTGTCTAAATTCATGTTTTTTAATTTTATAATGTTATAACTCTACCTTGAATATCTGTATTAGGATATCTAATTTCAAATATTGAAGGATCTGCTGATGGGTATATATTTCCGCTTTGAGTAGCTCCAGGTATATCATATCCAAAAGTAGAATAAGTAGCACCTGTGCTATCTTGTTTATTAATTATTTCAATATTAGGAACAGATTGTACTCCTTTTATTTGTAAAAGAAGAGATATAATTTCAGAAAGTACAATAGGTTGATCTATTTGCCATTTTTCTATATTAAAGTAATCTTTTAAAGCATTAATACAATTAGATAATACTAACTGATTACTAAATCCACTTATTGTAGTAATATCAAAATTAACTCCTACATTAATGTAAAAAGCATCTCTAATATTAATAGCATCTGTAATCATTCTATACTCATTTAGATAAGTAACTAAATTTTGTTTTAATGTAGTGGATGCTAAATCTAGTTGTTTATTGGCATTATAAGCTAAAACGTATAAATTTAAAGATAATAGATTAGGTTGCATATTAGCAGTTACAAGAGAAGGTTGTGGATTCTCTATAACATCTTGAGTGACATATACTTTAGAAATACTACCATAATCAGAAGGTAATGATAATGCTCTTACAATGTAATCATTTTTAGTTACAGCACGTAATTGAGATGAATGAGAATATAAAGCATTTTGTCTAATTTCCTCTATTTCATCTCCACCTCTTCCCCCTGATGAAGGATTTATATTTGTAGATGCTATACTTGATAGTATAGTACTAGATATAATTCCTCCTGGATCTCCATTTTTAAAATATATTCCTGAAATATCTATATTAGTTAAATCATTAGCAGGTACATTTGAAGTAATACCACCACCTACTAAATATCTTATTGTTAATGTAGTATTTGAAGGAGCTAAACCATATTCTTGAGTATAAAATATAGATGCTTGGTTATAATTACTTAATAAATTAGATATATTTGGTACTAAACCTAATTGAATATTATCTGGAGTTGGAATTATATTACTATCAGATTTATTAGAAACTCCTGCTCCAAATTCTAATTGTAATGAATTATCAGATAAAATTCTTGATATAAATCTGCGTGGAGCACGTTTTAATTTTAATAAATAAGGTACTTGATCAGTAGTATAGGTTGGATTTGAAAATTTTTCGTAGATAGTAGATTGAGCTAAATATGGGACTTCATACCATTTATTTCCGTCACTATCTGTTATATCTAAAATTTGTAAAATATTATTATCATTAATAGTAACAGTAGAAAATTTTTGAGGACTACTAAAACTAAATGTAGTAGATTTAATATCAGCTGATATAGCAGGTACTGAGTTTTTAAGTAAAAAATAATCATCATTATATAAAGTAATAGTAGCACTACCTGTATCACTAAAATCTAATTTTTGAGTAGTAATAAATTTAGTTCCAGTTGAAGTAGAAGTTAATACTGTATTTTCAGGTACTATTAAAGCATAAGTAGTATTAGGAATTAAAGGAGTGGTACCTGCAAACGTGGGAATTAATTGGTAGATATCATAATTAGTA